CAACGCCTTGGAGACAGCGCGCATGGCCTTCACGTCGGTTTCGCAGTAGGCCACCATCTCGGCCATCAGCGTGGGGTCGTCGCGGAAGGTGCCGTCGCCCTGCGGGATCGACAGCAGGCGGATCAACTGTGCGCCCCGGTGGTCCTTGCGCATGCCAGCACCCGCGAAGCGACCGACGTCCTCAAGGCTGCCCGGCGCGCAGTTGGCGCGGGCTTGCGTTGCGGTGCAGTAGAACTGCTCCAGCGCGGGTTCGGGCACACCGAAGTCGGGGCAAATGACGTACCAAAAAATAAGCCTCTCAAACGCAGAATTATGCGCGCGGATCTGCCCCCGGTGCAGCGCGACGCGCGTCGGGAAAGGCTCGCTTGGCCGCCACGTCTGCACGTCTTCGTCGTCGAAGGCGTAGGACATGCACAGCACCTCCGTGCTGGGGTCTTGGGCGTAGTTGTAGACGCCGCGTCCCGGCAGGTCGCAGCGGCTGCGGGTTTCTAGGTCAATATATAATATCATGATCATAGGTGCGGGGCCGCCCAACCAGGGAGGAAATAGCGGCCCCGCGCGCCCGCTTACGCAGTACGACGACGACGGACGGTGGCTTCCGGCGTCGGTTCAGCGGCGGGCGCATTCGTCTTGCCTTCCAGATCAATCCAGTTGCTGATCTCGAAGACGGGCGTGAAGATGCGACCGTAGGACTTGTGCATGTAGTGTTCCTTCTTCAGGCGCACCACCGGCACAGGCTTGGTCTGGTCCTTCTCGACCTGCGCGGCAATCTCAAGAGCCAGCTTCTGGACGGCGCGCTTGCCGCCCACGGAGGTGACGTTGTAGCGCGCCTCCATGCCCTTGTCGTCGCCGTTCATGCACTTGAGGCTCATGCCGACCTGCATCTCCCAGCCGCGCTTGGCGCCCGGCGGAGGGTTATCCATTTCGGGAAGCGGGTCCGACACCGGCACCATCTTCTCGCCCAGCACCTCGCCCTCGCCCCAGGCAATGAAGCCGTGGACAAAGGAGAACGGGTTGATCGCCCAAGTGCTGTCGTCATCAATTTCGGTCTGGTCGGCACCGAACACCCAATGGCCGGTCTTGTCCATCTTGAGGATGACCATGCCGGCAGCGCCGACCTCGCTTTCGAGGCTGCGCAGGGCAGTGGTCAGGGACTGGACAGAGGGGAGGTTGCCGTTGCCGAAAGATACTACGTCGTTCATTGTATTCTCCTATAGTTTACCAAGAGCAGCAGACAGTTGTTTGCCGATCTGCAACACGGCGGGCCTCGGATCATCCTCGGGTGCCAACGTGCTACCTGTTGAGACGGACACAATCAGGTCAGACGGCAGCGGGACATTGTGCTTCTTCAGCACCTTCTCCATCTGCGCGGGCGACTTGGGATCCGTCAATTGTTCGATATTAAGCCCTGCTTCGGTCAGGGTCGTCAAGACTTTTTTGTCGTCCACCCACTTGCGGGTGGCGCGCTTGGGCACCAACTTCCAGCCGGGCACCTCGACGCCTGCTTCCAGCAGTTGCTGTGCCATGTCGCGGGCGTCCTTGATGTAGCCCTCCAACAGGTCGATCTGCCCCAGCGCCTCGGCCAGGCGGTCCACGTTGACCGTCTTCAAGGCCGTGCGGGTGGCGCGGGCGACGGCACCGTTGACCACCGGGCAGATCGTCTTGGCGGTACACCAGCGGCAGTGGTCGCCGGCTGCCAGTGGCGCGTCGGGCTGCTCGGCCGCGCGCACCGCCAGCATCAGGTCGGCCTCGAACTGCTTGACGCGGGCGGGCGTCGTCACCCAGCGCTTCACGTAGGGCGGCTGGACAATGATGATCTCAATGTCCTCGACGTCCTTGAAGGCCCATGCGGTCTTCTCGGTACGGAGTGCTGCGGCGACGTAGAACAGCCCCTGCGGGTTCTCCTCCGCGTCCACCGCGACGCCGTCGCCGAACTTCCAATCCAGCAGGATGCCGCGCTTGCCCATCCGACCCACGACGTCGGCGGACCCGAACACGCCCGGCAGGGCGGCGCCAAAGCCGACGACCTGCTCGACGGCGTACTCCATCATCTTGTCGGGGTCGATCTCGTCAAGGGCGGCGAGTGCCGGGAGCAGCTTGCGCTCCATCAGGTCTTCGGTCAGTTCGATGCCGTTGTAGGTGACGCCCAGGAACTCCTGCGGGTCCTTGCCCGTCTCCAGGATGGTGGCGATGGTGTTGTGCAGCAGCGTGCCGGTGTCGGCGTGGACCGACGACGGCTGCGGGGGCATGGTGCGGACGAGCGCGACGCTGCCGGGGCAGGCCAGCACGCGCTTGGCGGTCGAACCGCCGACGACGTTTGAGTGAGCAGCCATTATTCATCCCCTTTAAACTTAAGACCAAACGTCAAAAGCACGTCTTCTAGTTCAGCTAACGATTTTGCGCCAAAATTAGTGGCGACTATTGGTGTGTTGCGGTATCGGCTACCGTATAAAAAATCTTTTCTTGAGTGCTGAATGACTTCGCCCAGCGTGTGGATATCGTTATATTTCAATACGTTTTCAACGCGGGGACTAAGACGCAAAGATGTAACTGGGATAGCCAATGTTTCGGGCGACGCCGAGCCTTGCGTTTTTGCGGACTTGATTAGTTTTTTAAGTTCAATCCGGCGTTTGTTCAATTCAAAGATGCGCTCGCGCAGCCGCCGCACTTCCTTGTCGATTTCTGCAATCTCGTCCACTGTACCCTCCTGTGTTGATGAACCGACGCTACAGAATGTTTGTTGACCTGTCAATGATTGTTTGATACATAATGGGCATGGAACGCGAGATCGAACAATACTTTGTGTGGACCGTCCAGCGCATGGGCGGCGTCACCTACAAGTTCCGCGCGCTGAACTGCAAGGGCGTCAGCGACCGCATCGCGTGTCTGCCCGGTGGGGCGACGTGGTTCGTGGAACTGAAGGCACCCAACGGCCGGCTGTCGCCGCTGCAACGCAAGTTTGCAGAGGACATGCGGGCACGCAACCAGAACTATACTACACTATGGTCAAAAACGGAGGTGGATGAATGGCAGCGTACTATAACGAGTTCGACCCTTATGCAGCCCAATGGCTGCGAAACCTGATCAAGAGCGGTTTGATAGCGGACGGTGATGTAGATGACAGATCAATTCGGGACGTGGCTGCGGCAGACTTGCGCGGCTACACCCAGTGCCACTTCTTCGCCGGTATCGGCGTCTGGTCCCATGCCCTCCGCCTTGCCGGGTGGGATGACGCCAGGCCCGTCTGGACCGGAAGCTGTCCCTGCCAGCCCTTCAGCGCCGCCGGTCAAGGCAAAGGCGTCGAAGACGAGCGCCACCTCTGGCCTGAGTTCCATCGGCTCATCGCAGAGTGCCGCCCTCCAGTCGTCTTTGGAGAGCAGGTTGCAAGCAAGGACGGCCTCGGCTGGCTCGACGCTGTATGCGCTGACATGGAAGCATCGGGCTACGCCATTGGGGCGGCAGATCTGTGCGCTGCGGGCATCGGCGCCCCGCATATCAGACAGCGGCTCTGGTTTGTTGGAGAGCGGTTGGCCAACGCCTCACGCACGGTCGAATGCGGGCGGGGAGTACAAAGACCCCGAGAAAGCCATAGCGCGGTTCTTGAACAAGGATCGGAACAACGATCTGAACGAGGCAGTGTTTCTAGCGACATGGCCGACACCACTGGCGGCGGACAGCCGGGGCCGGGCGGGAGCGGCGGCGCACAAGGACAGCGAACTTCCGAACGCGGTCTGCAAGGTCATCCACGATCAACCAGCCCGACTAACGGCCACTGGCGAGATGCTGACTGGCTCTTCTGCCGGGATGGAAAGTGGCGGCCAGTTGAACCCGGCACATTCCCGCTGGCTCATGGGGCTCCCGCCAGAGTGGGACGCCTGCGCGCCTACGGCAATGCCATCGTCCCGCAAGCAGCGGCAGAAGTGATCGGGGCGTACCTTGCAACTTAGACCATACCAGAATGAGGCGGTCACGTTCCTGTACGAGCGTGACCGCGCCATGATCCTGGCCCCTGTGGGTGCGGGCAAGACCGCAATCACGCTGCGGGCGATGGCCGAGATGAAGCGCGACGGTCACGCCAGGCGCTGGCTGGTGGTGGCGCCCAAACGTGTGTGTACGGACGTGTGG